CCGTTCCAGTTCTCCAGAGCGGTAGACTTCTGCCAGAAGGCAAGTTCTGAGGCATGAACATGGGTAAGAGTTTCACCTCGACCAATGCTCTCACCACCAGCTGTGGCAACCACAAACGAGCTATCCAAGACATCAAACGTAAGTTCCCGGCGAGAACTGTACTTAGTGTGAGGCTTGAGTAACTCAGGGCAGTTCTCGTGGTATCTCTTGGTCATGTCGAAGAGGGCACGGGTACTGTCGGAGTGGTGTGTGACAACCATAGCCTTGCAGGCTTTACGTTGGGACACGTTAAAGTACAGATAGCCGCCAACGTAGGTCGATAGACCCTGCTGTCGGGCCTTCAAGATAATGATGCGAACCTTACCCTCAGTCTCCATCTGGTCTTCTACGGCCTTCTGGAGAATGCGCTGGGCTGGCTTCAAGTTGAGTGACTTAATGTCACCGTCCTTGGTTCTGATCTTGAGGGCTGACTTACTGTAAAAGTCAAAGTCATCGTATAGTTTGCGGCGTACTACTTTAAGTCTCTTGTCCATCTTCGGCTTGCTCATCCTCTGGAGTGACTACTAAGAGCGACTCCAAGAATGCCTCGGCTTTACCGATAGTGACTTCGCTCTTTGCGGCAGGCTTAGTCTTGGTGAAGTCCAAGACCATTCGTGCTGCTGTTAGGCGGTCCCGGTTTTGCCCCGGTTCACGCATGATTTCGACTGCTGCCTTGAGTGCCTCAATGGCATACACATCATCAATGTCATTTTCTTTGGCCATGATTGCTACGATCCTTTCAGCATCTGCTTTTGCCTGTTTCCTGATCGGCGTAATCATTTCGAGGGTGTAGCCATCAGGTGTTCCCTGTGGTCTGCCCCCGTTCTTACGCTTTTTTGTTGACCACTGCTTTCTTAGCGCCCTTCCCTCTTCGGTTTTCATTAGGTTTGTGAAGTAGTTGTTCGCTTTTGGTGTCGCCCTGTTTGGGTGGGTCAACTCTTTCTTCGGTGCCTTTTTTCTTGGTACTTTGGGCACTGGCATCTGCTACTCCTACTAATGTTCCAATTATCTTGAGGGTCGTTGGGCAGGACTTGCAGAACACAGGGGCAGGAAGTGCCGCTGCCATCTCTGCGAGTACCTTGTCTTTGTCAGAACTACTGAGGCTAGACGCCTTTATAGCTTCGATGCCCTGTAAGAAGGGCACCAAGTCAAATGCTGTCTTATTCACGATTTGCTTCCTTGAGTTACTCAGTACCAGAGAGGTCAAAGCCTACCGTTTTCTGGTAGTCTTCTTGCTGTTCCTTCACTCGATCAATGTAAGGCTTTAGGTACTTATCGAAGAGGCTGGTGTTCATCAGATCGCGGTTAGCCTCTTTTGCTATCCTATTGACCGTCTTCATTGGCTTCTTACCCAATGGGCCAGATAGTTCATTAAATGCTTTGTCTAGGACACCCCTATCTTCAGCTCTTATTGATGTATCACTGTCCATCGCTTTTTTGAGGTCAGCAAGGGCCTCTTGGTTGGCAATCTTACCCGCCTCTTTCGCAGCAGACAGTTTTGTTACCTTCTTCTTTGGTTTTGACTCAAAGTTAAGAGATTTTGACCGGATGAGAGAGGTAACATCGTTGAGAGGACTACCGTCTAAAACACTTTTACCACTCGTGAGTGACTGTTTATAGGCAACGATAGCTCTCTTACGCTCAACAGTGGTGGATGGTGCAGCCAGAACTTCATCGAGTGCCTTCATAATGTCAGCATCAAGTTCAGCTACTGATCGCCGTTGCGAACCGTAAGTCTCAAAGATTGCAGAGTGGACTATGCCACGAGGAGACTTAGGAAGTGGGCGCTCACCATTGACATACTGCTGTGCATTCCGCTTGGCCTCTTCCTCATTGAAGAAGTCTTGCTTTTGGCCCTCTTCGAACTTGCGGAGGTCATCATCAGCTTGCTGCCGTGCCTTTGCAGCTCTCTCAGCATCTTTTACACGCTCTTTTGCCGCACGATTTGCGTCTTTTGCATCGCGTCTAGCATCTGCCGCGTTTCTCCTGTCCAATCTGTCTTGAGCATCAATTGCTAATTGCGCAGCTCTACGATCTTTAGTTTCTTGCGTGAGATTACGAGACTCTGGAGCTGTGGGATCAGCAAGACCATCGCCTTTACGGTTCTTCTTGACGAAACGATTAACCTTGGACCTGCGTCCAGTGACTGCATCTATAGCACGACCACCAACTACGAGAGGTATCTGTGCTGCTAACGAGCCACCACCAGTTGCTAGGGCTGCACCAGTGTTGATGTTGCCTGCTACCATACCAGCTGGATTATAGGCTCTACCAATAGAAGGCAGCGGGTTAAACATATCGGTGAACTTAGACACACCGCCTTTTAGTCCACCAGCGTAGACTTCAGTCAGTACGTTGGAGCGACGAAAGGCATTGAGCAATACTTGACCTTCGTTTGTGTTGCCAAACCGATCTTGCATGAAGTCAAAGTTCTTTTTGGTGACTGTGGCAGATACCTTGCCGTTAGACTGAGATACGGCGCTATCAAATACGGCCTGATCATTAGAGCTTAGAGCTTCGTATTGGCCCTTCCTCTTCAGTTCCTTTACGGCACCTTTTACTTGCTCAACTAGCTCTGAACGAGCGCCTGCAAGTGCTTGGTCGGCACCTTTCTTGGAGCTGGAGTCGATATCCTTGAGGTTGTAGCCGTTATCATCAGCAACACGCTGCAACAATGCAGACACATCAGATGCAGCTTGGGATGTCTCAGGGTCTAGGTCTTCTTTAGGCTTAAACACTTTGTCGCCAGCAGTAT